ACCACATATGCCAAACATTTCGGAGCTATAAAAATGTCATTTATTGTATATAATCTTACAGATGATTACGCTATTGGTGTATATGATACCGAGAAACAAGCACTGGATAATGTAAATTCAGGTGATAGTATGCTTTCTGTTATTGAATATGAATGGAAAGAAACTGATTATCTTGTTTCTATAAAGTTAAATGCTGATGGTGTCACAGTCTCAAATAAATTTCCTGGTAAAACTATTGAAGAGCAGAAAGATTTAATTGAAATTGAAGATGCAGAGACTCGTATTGCAAATAGAAAAAAGAGTTTAAAAGACACAATTAAACAAGATGCCAAAGATTTAATTAGAGAATTAGATTGGAAAAAAACTAAAGCACGTGATGCAGATTTTGCTAATGGTAACTCAGATGCTGTGACTGCGTGGCTTAATGAAAGAAATTCTATTAGGATTAAATCTAATGAAGCAGAAGTTGTATTGGATGCTTTAACTACAGAAGCAGCATTGCAAGAGTTTAATGTTAAGGAACAATTCAACTAAATAAGTTAGATTGAAACCGTAAAAAAAATATTGAGTAACACAAATGGCAAGAAGTATCACCACAAAACCTGCAACGGTAAAATCAAAGGTTCAGGATCCATATGCCCAACCATGCTTTTCAATTTTTTGTAACGATCAACAAACGTATGGTGGTGGATGGTTTCTTTTTGACCATAACCTAGAACCAATTGCAAAATATATGGGCGATGGTAGTTATGCTTATAACCAGTTTAGAACATATACTTCTTACGCTCCAGAATTCTGGCAAAGTTATTCCGGTAATGAATACATGCTCACCACAAGTCATACTTCTACAGCATCAAATCGTGGTGGAAATACCTGTAATGTTGGTTACCTAGGACATATCGGATATCCGAGTGTTTCCGAGTATTCTAAAACTGCAGGTTATGTTAGAGGTTGGCCTGGTGCAGAGCGTGCAGCATATGGTTTTAGAGATGTTAATTCTATTGTAGGCGATACCAATCAAGATTGGGCGTGGTTTACTAATAGGGATTCTGGGGATTCCTACCATAGATTGTATTTCGGTCCACGAAATACAATCAAATATTATAATTGCATGCAAATGAGTGGTAGTAACTTTATTGATGTTCCTATAGTTAGTGCATCTGGTCCTAACAACAACGACGTTAGTGATCGTGGCATGAACGGCGGCAGTTGTTATAATACAAAGGCCAAAAAAGTTGTTCTAATGCAAACGGATGCTAGTGGTTATAAGCAACCAATCGTTTACAATAACTTTGGAATTGATATGAGAGCATTATCTTTGTCTGGTAGTTATTTTAGCGGAACTGCTGATGCAACTGCAGGCAAATCTCCTTCTGATGCACCGATTTATCAGGAATTTGCAGCTGCGAAGGCAACCCCGTATGATAGAGCAGATGTATCAGGTCACTCAACTTATGCCGGATATAGTGAAACACAATACAGATGTCAAAGTTGCATTACTAACGACGGACAGGTATATGTATTTACAATGACTCCCCACAATGGTGCTATCGTAGAGCATTGGGATGCTTCTGGTGCTTATCAAGGTGTTCTATGGAATCCAACTTATACTACCTCATATGGTATGGAGCAAGGAACTAAATTTGGATCTAGATGGGAAGTAAGTAGTGATGGTGAGTACTGGTGGGCATATTGCCCAATGTATTACTATGGATCAGGAATTGCTATCATGGTTGTACGAATTAGTGATGGTAAGTGGTTGAAATTCAGCAGTAACGACAGCAGTTATGGAAGAACTCTTGCTCCTTTAGGTAAGAACAAAATGGTCTGTATAAGAGATCAAAATAATGATAATCCTGGTGCATATTATAGAGTTATTGACTATGATTATGAATTTATGAAGAGAGCTAATGGAGATGAAATTAATGATTGGGATAGTAATAGAAGTTCTTATCTGCTAGACAATGTAGGAAATAGCACAGGATATCCATTCTTAATTCCATCACATTATAATACATCGCTATTTACAACTCAGTTGGAATCAAACGTTTGATTGAAGATATAAATAACAATAAACAAGAGTAATCAGATGGCATTTATTTATTTTGTTACAGTTGGAACGGCAACTGAACCCACTAAAGTATACGAGAGTAATCCTTTTGATGGAATGGATTTACAAGATGACTATTGTGTAGAATATGATTACGATGACACTGTAGAAGCATTAGATTCGTTAACGTTAGATTCTGATAAAACTACAGTTGTTAGTAGATTTCCAGGAAAAACGTTAGAAGAACAAAAGGTTCTTATAGCAGAAGAAGGAATACAGAAACGTATTGATACATTAAAAAAGGACAAACTTAATAGTATTAAGAGATGTGTAAAAGAAGTTCTTGAAGAGGTTGAATGGAGACAGGAAAGAGCAGAAGAACTAGATGCACTGGAAGGTGATGGTGTAAACACTAGACAAGCAAAAATTGCTGCATGGACAGGAGCAGCACGTGATGCTAATAATGCTCATGAACTTTTATTAAATCCTCTTACCACCGAAGCAGAAATTGAAGCATTTGATGAGGATTGGAAAAAAGATTTTTATGCGGCAAATCCGATTGATTTCTGATCATCATTAGGAATTATAAATACCCGTAGGAAACTATGGGTATTTTTTTTATGGCTCAACCTTCTAGCAGGTCCGAGCTAAAGGACTACTGTTTAAGACAATTGGGATTTCCTGTGTTGGAAATTAACGTTGACGATGATCAGGTTGATGATGCTGTTGACGATGCATTGCAGTGGTATCGTGAACGTCATTACGATGGTGTTGAACGTATGTACTTAAAGCATTTATTTACTGCTGCAGATGAAACTAAGTTTGAAACATCCAATGATACTACTACAATTAGTGGTGATGATTGGGAAGAAAGAAATAGATATATAAATATCCCACCACATGTGATGGGAATTTCTAAGGTTTATGGATTAGCAAGTAATGCAATTAGGAATAATTTATTTGGTATTGAATATCAAATATTTTTAAATGATCTTTATGCGGTTGGTTCATTAGATATGCTCAACTATTTTATGATTAAGCAATGGATGGAAACTATTGATATGGTTTTAAATAATGGATCATTTGTTGCTTATAGATTTAATCAACGTCAAGATAGATTATATCTAGATGTTGGTAAAGATATGTTGGATGAAGATGTGTATGTGATTATTGATTGCTATCGGGCACTTGATCCAGAAACTTTCACACAAGTATATAATGATCCGTTTATTAAAAAATACAGTACTGCTTTGATTAAGCGTCAATGGGGTCAAAATTTAATTAAGTTTAATGGTATTCAACTTCCTGGTGGAGTAAGTATGAATGGAAGGCAGATATATGATGATGCAGAAAAGGAACTTTCTATGTTGATGGAAAAATCAAGCAGCACATACGAATTACCACCATTTGATATGATAGGATGAAAAAAGTATATTTCCCGCAACATGGTGGTACTACCACCGAACAGAATCTCGTACAAGACTTGGTTGATGAACAAATTAAGTTGTTTGGATCAGATGTGTTCTATATCCCTAGGGTTCATATTAAAGATAAAACTTTAGGAGAAGTCATTCAATCAGAATTCAATCAAAGTTACATGATTGAAATGATGTTGGTTAATGTTGAGGGATTTGGTGCAGGTTCTGAATTTGTTAGTCAATTTGGTTTAAGAATAACGGATGAGATAACCTTTGTTGTATCAAGGAGAAGGTGGGAACAATCTGCTAATCCATCATTAAATCTTGCTGTTGATGGTAGACCGAATGAGGGAGATTTAATTTATTTTCCATTAACAGAAGATACTTACGAGATCAAGTATGTTGAACGAGAGAATCCTTTCTTCCAGTTAGGTAAACAGTATTTTTATCAACTAACTGCTGAGCTTTATGAGCAAGGTGCGGATAAGTTTGATACAGGGATTGAAGAAATTGACGATATTGAAAGAGATTTCAGTAACATCACAACCCTTACTCTTAGTATCACCACAAGAGAACAATCTACCGGAACAGTTACTATTGATTCTAGCGGCAGTATATCTGGAGCAAATGTAACTCTTGCGGGAACTGGTTACAACACAGCACCTTCTGTAAATATTACGGGTGGAGGAGGGACAGGTGGTATTGTTGAATCTACTATTGAAGATGGTGGTGTAGTGTCACTGTCAATCGTTAGTGGAGGAACTGGATATGATCCTGCAAACCCACCTACTATATCTATTGATGCTCCACCAGAAGCAGTTCAATTTATTAAAGATGAGCATGTTGTTATTGGAGGAATGGTACAACAAAGTGGTAGTAGAACTTGGACTTCATCCAATAGTGTAATTGAAGTAACTGCTCTTGGTGGATTTGATCCAAACTATGCAACTACTACTCAGAAAAAATACTACTACTGGAAATTTGAAGATAGTAGAATATCATACGTATACACATATAACGGAACAAGTGCTACTAGTGTTCCGGGTTTCTTCTATTATGATGTAGCAGATTTAAAATATATTATTAATGCATATGAGGAAACTACTACAAGTGGTTCACGTGCAACAATGTACGATTTAGATAGTGCATCCATTGCTGAAGTTGCTGATTGGAATGGTTCTATTTACACATTAGAAGTTATGAACCGCACAGGTAACTTCCTTGATGGTGACATGATTAGAGGGGTTGAATCTAACGCCATATATACATTAGGTTCATTCTCTACCATAGATAATGAAAGCACTGAATGGGATCAGAATAAAGCAATTGAAGATGGTGCGGATGATTTAATTGATTGGGGTGAAAGAAACCCATTCGGTGAGTTTGGTAATTTTACAGGTAGCTTCTAATGTTAGGAACACAATTTTATAACGAGGCGGTTAGGAAAACCGTAATCGCTTTTGGAACATTATTCAATAATATTGAATTGAAAAAAACTGTTGATGGTCAGGTACTGGAAACTGAAAAAGTTCCTCTTGCTTATGGACCTAAACAAAAATTCTTGTATAGACTTCAGGGTAACCCCTCTGATGGTAGAAAGGTGGCGATTACTCTACCAAGAATGTATTTTGAAATGTCAAGTATTGATTATGACAGTACAAGAAAAACAGCAGCTACTCAAAAATATAAAACTGTTATTGCAGATAATGGAAACGAAGTAAAGACTCAGTATGTACCAGTTCCGTATAATATTGGTTTTGAATTGGGAATTATTGCCAAATCTCAGGATGATGGTCTTCAAATATTAGAACAGATTCTTCCTTACTTTCAACCATCATTAAATGTAAGTATTAAATTTATTCCTGACATGGATGAAATTAGAGATGTTGCTTTTGTTCTCAATAGTGTAAACTTTGAGGATGACTGGGAAGAAGACTTTACTACAAGAAGAACTATTACATATACTTTATCATTTACCGCGAAGTCTTACATCTATGGTCCTTACACCAAGGCAGATGTTATTCGTAAGGCACGTGTCATTGAGACTATTGGAGATCTTAATGTTAGCAAGAGACACGTTGAATTGTCATACACTCCTAAAGCAAAGGTTGATTATAATCAAGATGGACAAGTTGATGCTGCTGATGATCAATTTGTAGTTCCCACAGATGACTTTGGATTTAATGAGGGGATGGATCTGTTATGACTTTAGAAAATAATATGGAAGAACTTCTTAATGTTGAAGTGTCAGATACACCCGAAGGTGGTTGTGCTAAACGCAAGGATCAACTTAGAGATGTCTCAGAGGACAGGGACAAGGACTATGAATATACTAGAGGGGAATTATATAGTCTCATAGATCAGGGTCAGGAGGCGGTCAGAGGTGCCTTAGAGGTTGCTCAGGAAAGTGGGCACCCAAGAGCATATGAAGTCGCTACAAACGCCATGAAGCAGGTAGCAGACATGACTGATAAACTCATGGATCTACAGAAGAAAGTTAAGGATCTAGATGAAGAGAAGAAAGGTCCAAGTAAGGTTACTAACAATGCTATGTTTGTTGGTAGTACATCAGAACTTCAAAAAATGCTCAAACAAATGAGCGGGGGTAAAAGGTAATGGCATACAAAAGACACGAATCAAATAATACAGAATCTGATCCTCAACCAGGAAGTGTAAGTAAAACACTTTATTCTGGAGACAGTGAGGGTTGGAGTACTGTGGCATGGAAAGATTGGAACGCTGATTA